CCATTTATTTCAATGCTAATATCAGTGGTGTTAATTGTGCTTGTATTGCTCGGTTGAAATCCCTTCCTCTTATTGTAGACGTAGTTTGATCAATTGTCAAACCGTCACCAATTCTAAAATTACCTTTTTGATCTGTACTTGTAAAAGGAACTTGCCCACCATTAATGGCAACAACTTCATTTTCGGGTACTGGAATTCCTGCTTGGAATGGGTTAGCTGTATTTATATCTACACCAGCACCTATGTATTCAAATGAATGTGAACTGGTTATAATTCTACTTAATCTAACCAACTCCATCTTAGTTGAAGCTGAAACGGCATAAGGTATAAATTCATTAAATGTAACTGTAGTCAATCCAGCATGTGGTCCAGTAGTCCAAGCTTCTGTTGCTTCATCTACAGTAAATAATATTGGATCCATATCTGCTTCAGCAGTTGCTGATCCATTACCAGAAATACTAATTATACACTCTTGTTCCTTAGTATTATCTCTAGTAGAAGCATCATTATTTACTGGTAAGAAATTTCTACCACTAGCAACAATATCAATAGAAGTAATCGTACCAGCAGCACTTACATTAGGAGAAAATTCAGCAAAAATTGATTCTGGACCTTGAGGTAAAGTAGCAGTAATAATTGGAGGAGCAGAAGCAGCATAATCACCAGGATTACCACCATTAGTAACTCTTATATTTCTAATAAACTGTAAAGGTTCAGTTACAGTTCCATTAAAAGAAGGTAAAACATCTTGGAATTGAGACAAATCTAAATGGAAATATGCTCCTTGTCCATCAAATGGAGTCCTATATCTTCTTCCACCAAGACTAACAGGATTAAAATCTTGGCAATTTTCAAGAATAACACTATCAGATTCACCACCAACACCAACTTTTGTAGTTCCATCAAATTCAACAGCACCAACACCATCAGCAACTAATCCAAAATTACCAAATGATGAGTTAGAGTTTGTTAAATCACACTGACCACCAGATGTACATCCTATTGCTATATGACATCCAATAGTAAAAATAGAAACTAACTGAGCGTATCCATTATGTGATATAGAAACACCAATACCTGCTTCATTATATTGTGTAAATGAATCACAAACCATACTCTTCAAATCTTGTCCTAGATCATTAACTCCACTATGAGAAGCATCAACATGATGTCCATTAATCTTCATACCAATACTACCTGTCATAAAGTTAGTACAATTCCTAACATATGGACTCTTATATCTTCCCGTTGGTCCTTCATTTGCTGGTCCAGGATCAGTAAATCCAGTTACTGCTCCAAAAAATTCACCACTATTAATATCTTCTGTTGTTGGTGGAAAAGCAACAGCACCACAACCAGTATGATCTGTTAGTACACCATTTGAACCTTTGAAACTTAAATTTTCAATCGTAGTTCCACGTCTAACATGGAAAACATCTTTATTAGGATTAGAAGGTACTACACTAACCAATCTAAGATCTTCTCCAGTTATAGTAACATCTCTCCGTAATCCAACAGGATTATTCTCAATATAAACACCAGAACGAACTTTAATGGTATCTCCTGGTTGTGCGACTGCTGCTGCAGCACCTATAGTTGCTTTAGCATCTCCTTCCAATAATCCACTATTAGCATCATCACCATCTCTAGTTACCCAGAAAATATTAGTAGTTTCTACTCCAGATGGTCTCCATTTTACACCATCTTGATATGATGATAACCTATAATCATTTTTTGTCCTACTAACAGAATGTCCAGTAGAATTAAGTTTATCAATTAAAAAGTTCTCTAGTTCTAGAGTACCAATAAGTTTTGTATTTTGACCTACATTTAAATTCTTCTCAATACCAACACCACCTTCAGTAATTATAGATCCACTATCCTTATCTGTAGATTGTGTCGTATTATCAACCGTTACCTTTCCACCAATATGTACCTTTTTAACAACACCTAAACCACCATCTAATTGAACGGAAGCATTTAAAGGACTTGAAGCATCTGTTCCATCATTAAATGTTGTCTTACCATCAACATCCAACTCATCATTAAGAGTTGTCTTACCATCTACATCTAATGTAGCGTTTAAAGTTGTATCACCATCTACATCTAGTGTAGAGTTTAAAGTTGTATCACCATCTACATCAAGAGTGGCATTAAAAGTAACATCCCCATCCACATTTAATGTACTATCAAAATCAACTGATCCAGTAGCATGTACCGTTCCTGTAATATCTAAAGTAGAAGTTGGATTATTATTTTGAATTCCAACTTTAGTCATCCTAAAGATAGAAGCATTCTGCCCAGTTCCCTGATATCCCCACAAATCCTGTGTCTGTACATCACAGATCATTGTTGGATTTGCTGCATTAGGTATTGGAATTAAATTATCTGTACCTTGACCCTGACTATTAATTTGAGTGTAATTAAATACAGTAAATAATTGAGCAGTTCCATTTGTAGGTAAGTAAACACCCTCATCTTGGGCATACATACCATCTAATTCTATAGGAGATGCCTGTATCCAACGAATACCATTCTCATCCTGATTCAAATAATATCCATTAATACCTGGTGAATCAGCAGAGTCAATTATATTTCTATCAATCTTAACGGTTCCTTCTACATCAAGTTTTATTGGACCATCAGTTTGTACATTATATCCAGGTATATTACCAGGATCTGTACTACCAATACCAACAATACCTGTTTCTGTTACAACAAAAGAATTATCCTTTTCACCAACTTGTAGACGTTGAAATGGTTGTGTTGTCCCAATACCTACTGAAGTGACTCCTGAATTAGGATCTTGTGCTAAAATAAATGATTGTTCTCTTACACCAACCTGGAATTTACCATCAGGAAGCGTAGTACCTATACCAACTCTACACTCTTCAGTAACTGTTAGACACTCATTACCTATCTGGAACTTACCGTCAGGTTGTGTTGTTCCAATACCAATACCACCTTCATCAGTAATAATAAGAGCAGAATAAAGTGGATCAATCGGCATTTTTGCATCAAGACCCTCTCCACCAACACTAACTTGGAATCTACCGTCAGGTTGCGAGGTTCCAATACCTACTCGGCCTGGTATTTGACCGTCATCTTCATACTTCTCTGATGATATAGCAGTAAATACACTACCACCAACACCTACATTTAATCTCTGCTTTACTGTTAAATATTCTGAATATAATTCAGCTTCAATAAAAACATCATCTTTAAACGTGGCAATACCAGTTACTTCAAGATTACCAACCGTTAAATTTTCTAAATTATCAACACTTAACGCAGAACCAAATACATCAGCATAAAGAGTACCATATACATAAACATCCTCATTAAATTCAGTTACATTTACCCTAGAATTTTTACCTTCGGCATTATATTCTGGATTTCCTGGAAATCTTCCAGAATCTGGTAAACTAGGACTCATCCTATTGACCCTCCGAATGGAATAGCATCTTTAACTTTACTATCTTTAAAAACAATACCTAAAGCACTCACATCTCTTGGGGCTAGATTGCCACGTAAAGCATCACAATCTGCTACATTTGATTTAAGAAGTATTCTATTTCCAGCACTAAGAGTAATATCATTACCAGCAACTAAATCAAGATCCTCATCAGCATCAATTACTATTTTTTTAGCTCTTATCTTAACTTCACCATTCTGTTGTGCTGTAATCCAAATATCACCAGATTTACTAATAATATTAACATTAACTCCACCAGTCTCATCCTCTTGTCCACCAACTATTTCAATACATTGATCATTATAAATGTGGTACATTCCACCATTGGACATACCAACAACACTCTTATCACCAGTAGCAGTTTGAGCAAATAGATCATAAACAATAGAACCATTCAATCCCAAATTAGGATTAGCAGTTTCTATCCTAAAATGTGGACCAAATGAAAGATATTGTCTTTGTTGCCAATTTGTGGGTCTCTCTGCCATACTTTAACTTCCTATTCTATTATTTATTTCAACTAATACAATCAATTACTTGCTTAACTTCACCTTGATATGTTGGTCTTGGTTTCAATTGAGGTTTTAGTATAGCACCATACCCAGTTTTAGATTGAATAGTAAGTTCTGGTAAATCTTTTACTTCACTAGCAGATGTTAAAGCACTATTTGGACTAATAACTTTTAATATTCTACCAGACTCATCAAGATACTTATCATATACATTACCGTCCTTATCAGTAATAGTATCATCATCGGTATAATCAAGTCCAGGATTAACTATAACCACATGATCTATAGTATGTGGAAGTGGTTCCTCAGAAACTGGATATCCTTCACCATCAGATACAACATATATATCAGTTACTTGCTGATAAGTAGGTGAATTTTCATCATAATCAATTACTGCTCTAGCAACAGCACCAAATCCCTTATTACAATTATCAGTTATCTCCACAAATGGAGGTGTTGTGTAACCAGATCCCCCACTTACTAAATCAATTCCAATAAGACTTCCTACTGCTTCAGCACCTTCACCAACAATAGACCCAATTATAGCTTTACCAAGTGCCTGTGTACCACCTCCACCAAAAATATTAATTTTTATTCCAGCACAATTTAATGGAGGACCAGCATAACATTCGCCAAGTCCACTCTTAAATCCAGGATTTGTTACACTTGGATTTAAGAAATCAAACATTCCTAAAGATCCAGAAGCAACACTTATTTCTTGAATACCACCAACAACAGATTCTGTAATTTTATCAGCAGCATTAGCAACAGCAACAATAGCATCTACAGAAACTGAAACAATATTTTTAGGACCTTTCCCAATAGTCCATTCACCAGTTTTAGCATTAAAAGTAGGTTCCTTTGAACTACAACTTATAGCATCTAATATTCCTTGTAATCCTGCTGCCTTTGACCTAAGGAATCCACCTATATCAAATCCTCCAGCAAGACCTAAAATCTTACCAACACCACCCATCAATGGTCCTAAAAATCCAGTGATACCTCCTATTATATGATTAAATAATCCACCAATAAACTGTTCACCAATACAAGTAACAAAGTTACTAATATTCTCTGCTATAGAAGTAAGTAATGATTTAATAGCACCCCCAATAGTACCCATTATTTTACTTGCTATACAAGGCAAAGCATCTTGAAGAAGTTTAACAGGACCTATCATTGCCTTTTGTGCTGCTGCTCCTGCTTTCTTTGCTTTATCCGTTTTCTTAGTAGCAGCTAAAACCATACCATAAACATTCTTATATAAAATATCTACTCCATTCTTTAAAACAGGTAACAATCCATCTTTATAGAGATTGTTAGTCATAAAATTGACTACTCCTTTAGACAATCCTTTAATTTTACTAGTTACAGCATCAATAGTTTTTGAAATTTTACCAGATACATCACCAATAGCACCAGAAACATTATCTGACATCCCTTGTATCTTACTCACCATATTACTAACTTCACCACTGATCTTATTTACAGTAGATCCCCTTTGAGTGGTAGCAGCAACAACAGTATCACCAATACCATTAAATGCTGATCTAGTATCTTCAGGAAGTTGTTTCAACAAACTCTGAGGAACATGTTGTGGAGAAACTTGAGACTTAGTATTCATCTCGTTAGATTCCCTATTTACAATATAAGCACCATCATTTTTAATCTTACTAGTAAATCCAGTAAATGGAACAAATGGATTTTTATATTCACCACCAAGAGTCTTAATTAACTCATCTTGATCTAGAGTAGTTCCGAACACACCCATTACAACTGGTAATTGTGCTTCATCACCATCCAAAAAGAATCCAACTACATCATCACCTGGTGATAATTTTAAACTAGTTGCTCTATTTGCCTTACCAGACCCATCACAACTACCCAATAAAACTTGTGCCCAAGGAAGATCGCTATTTGGTAATTCTTCAACACTAGTGGGATGATATCCCATAATACGAACTTTAACTCTATTTCCCCATCCAGTCATATTCAACTGGTCTGCTTGAGCATCCTCTGGTGCTATTTGACCTAACCACCATCGGAATCCATCCCTTCCTATAAAATTAGTTCTTAAAACACTTTGTTCTATCATTTGAGTTCTCCTGGTGCACCAACTTCACTACCACCACTAGTATCCTTTATAAGTTCCAATGAGGTGAAAGACCCAACAGCACTAAAATGATGGCATAATGATTTAATCATATATCTACCACTTTGTTGTTGATCGATCTCGCCAGCTTTTGATTTTGTTCTATTTATTGTCGGAAATACGCATTTAATAATACCACCAGCTTCTAATTCAGTATTAGATGGAACAAGCATAGTTAAAGTTTGAGTCATAAGTAAATTATATCTCATCAAAGTCTGTGATTGACTTTCCATAGGATTAGCATTTGTTGCTTTATCCACCTTTTCGTCCATAGTTCCTATATCTAGAACAGCAGTTATTTGTCTACTTGGAATATCACCCAAATCTCTATCATCCTTATCATTTATTTTTGGTAATTCATGAATATCCTCTCCTAATAAAAAAGGATTTAATTTACCAGCATAATCTTTCATTTTAAATTCTGCTTTTTCTCCCTGTGGAGCATAAGTATGTTTTAAGGGATCAAAAAACATCCTAGTAGTACAGAAAGCACCACGCTTTAATTTTGATATTAGATCTTGATTCTCAGTAATCGTATATTCTAAAATCTTATAATCATCCATCTTTGCTTGAGATACTTCACTGAAAGTATACTCATTTGGATAATGCTCCTCACCTATTAATCCATCAACAGATCTAAATTTATATCCCTTTTGTGTTTCAAAAAATAAAAATCCAGCAGTTGTACTTCCATCAGGACCTCCCTCTGCAGGAACAGCTTTTGATGCTAACCAAGTAATTAAAGTAAATGGTTTCCTCATATTACTAATAAACCCATACTTCCCAGAAGTTCCTTCAATATCCTTAGGTTTCTCAGTCTGTAAATAATCAAATATAGATTTTACTGAATTAGATATTGGTTGTCCAATAAACTTCTTACCTATTCTAGAAGTCTCATTAGTTAAAACTTCTTTAGAACATAAATGAAGGACAAAACTTTCTTGTTTTTTTGTTCTAAGAACATTAGTAACATTAGAAACATAAAAATATGTTTTCTCATCAGTATGAAAATCTAATCCTGGATTATTATCAGTATTCCCACTAATTTTTAAACTAACTCTTTCACCACCTCTCAATGGTAAACCATTATAAACAGAATTCATTACTCCATCTGGTCCTTTAATTTGACCACCAGTATTAACAAATTGAATTTTAACTGTAATAGTTGGTGAAAAAATATCTTCAAAATATTCAATACCAATACAACCAGCCTTTATATCAATGACTTTTTCTTTATCAGATGATTCTAATAATATCTTTTCGTATTGTGAGGGATCTATTGCTGCCATTAGGTGTAAGATAGTTCTAAATCTGAAAGTACTTTCATAATATTTACCTTCATAGGTGGAGGTAAATCAATTTCTTTAGTTCCAATAGTAACTGAACCAGTATCAGAATTGATTTTTGGTATAGGAACCATAATAGTTTTTTCAATATTACCAGAAGAATTTAAATTTTCAGACATTTCTTCCTTCATTTTTGGAATCTCAAATTGCATTTGTGTCACAGTCTCATTCACAACTTCCACAAATTTATACATAACCTCACCATTATCCGAAACTGATAATTTCTTAGTCATTTCTGGAATAATATTAGACTCTGATATAGAGTTTAACGCTGCAAAAAATTCACTTCCCAATTTATCAACCGTTTCAGCAGTTATTACAAATTCTCCAGGAGTTAATAAAGCAGGTATTGTATCTTCATTACCATATCCAGTAACTAATCCACCTTTATTAAAAGATGGAACTTTAATTGTTTTCTGTTCTTCTTCACCATCAGGATATGTAATATCTAAATTAAAATTTCCACCACCAAGACGTGTAAACACAGCACTTACACCATCATCATATTGGATAGTTAATGTCGTAGCACCATCACTAACATTAGAAGAATCTATTTCAACTCCATCATCTCTCTTTGTATATTCTGAAGAATCAATATGATCTCCAAAGAAATTATCAATATTAACATCTTTATCCGTACCACCCTTAATATCTTTATTATCATCACTACTGTTATTAGGCTTATAATTATCATTTAAAAATTCTGGTTTAATATCACCAAAACCCATTTTATCAGGATCATCATAGTCTAGAACATCACTCACTATAGTTTTTTCAGCTTCAAGAAATTCCTTATCAACAAAGTTTACAGCATTTCTCATCTCCTGCTTTTCCTCTTCAAGAGTCTGAGCCTGAGTACTTAACGTATTATTAGTATTAGTTAACATCATAGTAAAATCTTCAACAACATCTAGAATTCCATCCAACAATCTATCAATTGCACCTATAGTTCTAATAATTGTCCTAATAAAAACTTCACCATGCTTAATAATTTTATCAAAATTAGTAACAGACCAACCAACTAAAATAATACCAAGAGCATCTAGAATTCTTCCTAAAAATCCCCTACTACTATTATTAATGATACTCCCAGTTTTTTTAACAGTTCCACCAACTGTAGATGCTTCAATAAGATCTTCTCTTTGCTTTCGTCTAAAATTCTCCTGTCTTCTTCTAAAATATTTTTGATCTTGACTGATTAAAGTAGACTTAAATTTAGCAGTTTCATAAGATTCTTTTGCTAAATTTCTTGCAAAAGTATTAGACTTTTGTAAAGCACTAGAAAGATCTCCAATAGAATTTTTTATACCCTGTATACTAACAGAATTTCTAATAAAAGATTTTCTATTCAATTTTATACTTTCTATTGCCATATTATGATGCTGTTACAGGTAAAACATTAAACTGTTGATAAGCAGCCCAAACATAAGTATTAAAACTATTTGTTGCTTTTATAACAGGCCAATCAATGGCAGCTGCATCTACTCTTGAACCATCAGCAGTTTGTTGCTGATCTTCAACTTGTATAGGAACAACATTAATATTAACTCCAGACACTTCTGAATCACCAATATTTTTATCAACTCCCTCCCTTTTATTAATCGGAGTAATAATCTCCTGTTTCTTATCTTTTGCGGTAATTGTTGCTGGTGGTTCAAATGGCTCATATTTTCCTTCAATTTCATACTGATCATTTAATCTATAAAGATCTTTACCTATCCTAACAATAGCATTTTCAGCATTTGAAAATGCATTAGTAGGATCAAATTCTGGGAATGATGCTATAGATTGATCTGTTGTAAGATCTCTTATCTTATCATCATATGTATTTTTAAAAGATGCTAAATCTTTTTCAAATTTTGTATCACCTTCACTACCATCAACATAATCATCTCTCTTTGGTCTCTTACGTTCAATATCTGTCAACAAATCCTGATTGGTTACATCAGTCATCATTCCAGGTTGAACGTCACCTTTCTGCCCGTCACCCGAAACCCCACCATCACTATCACTATCACTATCACCTGTAGTTGATGGTGGTTCAACACTCTCACCTGGCATAGGTGTTCCCAATACAATCCAAGGGACCAGATTCTTGACCCATTTTAAGATATTAATTCCTATAGTTCTTAACCAACGAAATGGACTACTTAATAATACTTTTAAATTAAGGTACTTTAAATTTCTACCAAATCTAAAAAGTCCACCAATTATACCACCTACACCAAATTTAGATATTAATACTATCCCACCAACAGCAAGAAGAATCTTAGCCGTATTTCTCAAAGTACTTCTTAAATCACCAAAATTACGATTAACTATTGAATTCATAGTAGTAATAAAACTACTAGTTAAAAAACCAACAAATAGTTGTCCTAAAAATCCAGTTACTCTACCTAAAATACCTTGTAGTTTTCTACCAATTCTTTCAACTGGTGATAATAAAGCATTTCTTATCTTATTTTCAATTGCATTTTCCTTACCTTCTCTAAGACCCTGTTCTGCTAAAGTTGCTTCTCTTGCTAAACGAGCTTGTTCTCTTTGTCTATCTAATGCTCCCTGTATTGCTAAATTATCTGTTAAAACTTGTAATGAATTATTTAATGTGGATACTTGACTAGCAATACCACCTAACTGATCAGTAACTACTGAAAGTTGTAAGGAATTCTGAGTTAATAATCTACTATTAGCAATTTGCTGAGAATTATCTACTGAACCTTGTACAACACCAGCTCCAGTAAAAATACTAGAAGACACTGTTCTCCTAACTGCTTGTATTCCTCCTGATATTGGTGATGCTATCTCAGCCATTTTGTTGTTGCTTTAAATTTTCTTCTTCAATATATTGCTGTAAGAGTGAAAGATAAATTTCTCTTTCCCACGGAATCATATTTTCTAGCTCTGTCAAGCTATATTTATGATGCTGCATTAAGGCAAAATTTATTTTATAGTATGACGCAAGATCTTCATGTGCCATACTTACCTGAAAAAACTCTGTAGCCCCTCTAATACAACTTCATTTTCCTTTTTAGTATTAGGATTAACAACCTTAACTATATGAGATAATTTGGGCATAGTTTCAAAAAATCTTTCAATATCTTTAAATTGTTTTGTATTTAAAGATCCAATAAAATCAGATAATTCCTTCTTAGTACAATCAGATGCTGCCCAAGATTCCTCTTCAGAATAAACTTGATCTACACAAGAAGCTATTAAAGAGAAAGTATCATCAACACTTATATCTTCAGATGTCGTAGCAAAATTAGTTTTTATAAACTCATTCATAGAAGGATATTTCATCCGTAAAGTATGAACTCCATCCAAATCAATATCTGGATTATGATCTTCACTTATTTGAACTTGTATCTCATCCAAACTAATAGTTGCTGGAACCTTTGTTTCTCCATCATCAGGACAAGTTACCATAACTTCAACTTCTTCACCAACAGATTTTCCTCTAATATTAAGAAATAGATATTCAATATCAAAAGTAGAAAGTTTATCTACTTTAACTCCTCTTGTTGTAATACAAGCAGTAATAACATCCTTTACAGCATTAGCAATTGCTTTAGTATCTTGACTTTCCATTGCTAATATAAGAACTTTCTCTTCTTTAACTAAAAATGGTCTATACTTAACTTTCTTTTTTGTTGAAGGTATAACCAACTCATATGTCGGTGTCGAAATCTTTGGTAAAGGCATAATAATTGCAATTCAGTAATTATATTTATAGGGTATATATGAAGTTATTTTAAACGATAGTACTACTCATAGGAACATCACTCCATCCACCTAATGACCCATCAAAAACATAATCACTAGTTAAATTAGAACCATCATTATTACTACTACTAGAATTAACATCAACTTTACCTGTTGGAGTATTAATTAAATAAGTATCACCACCAAGTTGAGACTTTATAACATCAGGGAAAGTATATGGTCTGTCATTATATACATTTGATTTTTCAAGATCAACCCCTCTATCTACTGCTGCTGTAGTAGATTGTCCACAAATATAACGATCATAACTAAAGCTACAAGTTGCTTTTAGAACTTGAGAATTTTGATAAGCAACTCTTGTTGAATTTAACGATAATGGAAATAATCCAATAAATTTATATTCTAAAAATTGTCTATAATTCTTCTCAAATTTAACTATCCTAGTTTCATTAGATTTATAAAGTTCTGGATATCTCATCTTAAAATGATAAGTCTCAGTACTATTAACATCTTCTGGATTAGCACCAGAAATATATTCCATCCAATGCTCTAAAAATTTTAAAGACTTATATAAATTATCAACATAAAACTCTAAAGTTATTTGAGTATAATTTCTAGTATGAGCAAATCTTTCAACAACACCCTGATAATCACCAACAACATCAACAGAAGCCATAGCACTACCAGGTAATGCAGCACTACTACAAAGCAAACCTATTTTATCACCCATAAATCTAAAATCAACTCCCTTCCTTCTAAGATGATGACCTAATGAATATCCATCATTATTAGAATGTGGCGGTAAAGCAAATTTTACCAAATAAGTAGATGACTGTGAGACATTTTGAAATGTCGGTAAGATTTGAGAAATCTTTTTGGGGATTGGTGCTGGCACTCTAAATAGTCTTATTATTATATTCTATTTAGATGGCTTATAAAGGAAAATATTATCCAAAATTTCCTCATAAGTATAAAGGAGACCCAACAACAATAACCTTTAGATCATTATGGGAAAGAAAATATATGAATTGGTGTGATAAAAATGCCAATATACTAGAATGGGCAAGTGAAGAAATTGCAATACCCTACATATCTCCAGTTGATAATAAGGTTCATAGATACTTTCCAGACTTTTATACAAAGATAAAAGAAACTGATGGAAAAATAAGAAAATATATCATTGAAGTAAAACCATTAAAACAAACCCTTCCTCCAAAGAAACCAAAAAGACAAACTAAAGGATATATTAGAGAAGCATACGAATATGCCAAAAATCAAGCAAAGTGGAAAATGGCAAAAGAATTTTGTGCCGATAGACAATGGGAATTTAAAGTAATTACTGAAAGAGAACTTGGAATAAAATAATGGCATCTTTCATCACCAGTCAAAAAGAAAAACTTGCAAAAGCAAGAGCAAGTCGAAATAGAATCTCACATATACTTAATGATTTGATTGGTACTGAACATCCTGATGACTTAATGATGTCTATAATAGAATCATTAACAGAAGGTAGTAAAACACCATCGGAAGGAAAATATTATGTATTCTTATATAAAGCAAAAACTCCTAACATAAGATATGATCAACATCCAATGGTAGCAGTTACTGACGTTTTTGAATGGGGGTTTCGTGGAATCAACTTTCATTGGAATACTGTAAGGCAATATACATGGAATGAAATAATAGGTGGTCTATATGAAATAACACATTCTGAATTAACTGATCTTGACGGTATACCTTTTGCAAGATTTCGTATAAATAGCTGATAATAATAAAATAAGGTCGATAAATGGTAGCATCTATAGCCGAAGATACCTCAGAAGATAGTAAAGAGATTGGTGATCTCGTTGAATCAAAAAACAATAACCTAAAAGAACCAGAAAAAACTTTAACTAAAAAAACTCCAGTATACGTATATCCAATAAAAAGAGACGTAAAAGAAACTGATGATTTTTTATTAATAAAATCAATAGAGTATAGAGCTCCTGGTGAAGGTGAGGGTGTTGGAATAGAAGGTGCTGAATCCTTAATAAAAGGTGAAAAAGAAGGAGATTTTAAAGGTACTGGTTGGTCTATCAGAAATGAAGACTATACTGATAGAATAACCGATCCAAAAAGAAAAGATCTGAATAAAATAAATTATTATATTGAATTACCAATACCCCAACAAGTAAATGATAGTAATGCTTGTATTTGGGGTGATGATACTATGAATATTTTTGAACTAGCAGGATTAGCGGTTGGTAAAGCAGCAATTCAAAAATTTGAAGATGTAGGTAAGGCTATTGGATTTGCCAACAAAATATCACAAAATATGAATAATCTTCTGTCACTACCAATATCGGCAGGAGCTAAAGAAAATTTACAAGCTGCCTTCGCAGGTGCTGCTATAAACCAACTAGGTTCCAATGTTAGTTTTAGATCAGTCCTATCCAGATCAACAGGACAAGTATTAAACTCAAATCTAGAATTATTATTTCAAGGAGCAGCATTAAGATCCTTTCCATTTGATGTAACCTTTTCACCAAGAAGTAGGAAAGAAGGAGAGACAGTTAAAAATATAATTAGAGCATTAAAAAGATCAATGGCTCCTAGAAAAGGTTCTGGAGGAAATACTCTAGATACAAAAGGAAAATTCTTTTTACAAGCACCTGATCTATTCTTATTAAGATATATGAGACGTGGTAAAGACCATCCATTTTTAAATTCATTTAAACCATGTGCTTTATCACAATTAAATGTTAATTATACTGGAGCAGGTACATATTCTACCTATGGTGATTCTACTCCCGTTAATATTCAAGTAAGAATGGTATTTAAAGAAATCAACCCAATATATGCCGAAGATTATGATTCATCAGAAGCAGGACCAGGAGTAGGATACTAATGGCATATTTTAGAGAACTACCTAATGTAGCATACCAATCACCACTAATTAATAAAACATCTTCAAGAGAATATGTAATAATAAAAAATATATTTCGCAATACAAAAATACTAGATCATATAAGCGATAAAGCTGTACTATTCAATAGATATCAAATTCATGATGGAGATAGACCTGATACAATAGCAGAAGAAGTTTATGGTGATCCTGGTTTAGATTGGGTTGTTATATTGAGTGCTGGTATTACTAATATTAGAAATCAATGGCCACTCAACAACCAAGATCTCTACGAATATGCTTTAGGTAAATATGGAGACTCACTAAATGACCTTCATCATTATGAAACTACAGAAGTTAGAGACCAACATAACCGCCTAATATTACCAAAAGGTATAGAAGTAGATAGTAATTTTACAATAGACGGTCCAGGAAAACAATACAGAGGTATTAATGATCCACCAGTTACTTGGAGATCTATACGTCAATTAGAAACTATTACACTTACTCAAGATACTTTAGGTGGACCAGCATTAATAAATGACATTGCGATTGCCCTAAGTAATTGGCAATATGAAACAAGAGTTAATGATGAAAAAAGATCAATAAGAATATTAAAAGTAAGTTATCTAGGACAATTCCTAGAAGACTTTAGAAGAATCATGAGATATGATAGAAACTCTCAATATATCTCTAAGAAACTAATTAAAACAGAAAATACACGTTTAGTAGATTAAGTAAATCTAAGATTTAAACATCCCCTGCGTTATTAGGGAATGATCTACCACCACCCCATAGAATTCTTACTGCACCTCTACCACCTTTATTTCCAGACCATCTACTACTATATCCACCACCATAATCTCCACCAGTTTCAGAGTTCTGGTTCTCTAGTCCTTCACCCTTTCCAGTTTGACCGCCAGAACCACCTTCACCATTACCAGTACCATCTGCACCAGTTTGTCCAGTCGCTCCCATAATTCCTACACCACCACCAGCGTAGTAAGCCCAAGCACCAGCAGCAGCACCTCCACCACCAGATTGTGCTGACTCATCACCAGCTCCTACTTGTGCAGTCCCTCCATCTCCTGAATATCCACCAGCACCTCCACCATTATATCCGTATAAACCAGCAGGTCCTCCATTACCGCCACCATCTGCACCACTATATCCTCCTTTATTGGTATCTGTAGAAGTACCTTTACCACCTTCTGCAATAAGAGTACCATTAAATGAAGAATCTCCACCAGCAGTTCCTTCAATACCTGCACCACCAGCACTACCTGGAGATCCAACTACAACAGCATAAGATTGCCCTGGTGTTACAGAAATATTATTTTTCCATGCAAGTGCTCCACCTCCACCTCCACCAGCTCCAACACATACTACAGAAACAGAAGTATGTCCACCAGGACAAATCCAAGTATAATTTCCAGGATTTGTATATAAAACTTGTCCATCAGGTTGTGGTGGTATTTGTTCAGCAATAGTCTGTACTAAATTATTTGAGTCATAATTTACATCCCAAGTCTTATCAACACCGCCTATAGATTCTTTATATTGCGTTATTAGTCTGTCAGAATTATATGTAATATTTGTATACTCGGTATCCCCTATTGTAATTGCGGTTACATTGTTATTACTATCAGTAGTAATACCAGAAGCTCTATTATATTCCTCAACTCCACCAGGACCAGTTCCACCTTTTCCCTTATTTGTCCAGAGTCCAATAAATCTTCCCATCTATCCAAATTAATGACGTTTTTTAATATTTATTACAAAAAAAAGACCCACCCGAAGGTGAGTCTTCCCAGTATTCAGGCTCTCTTGGATC